AATGTCCCATCATACCCTCTATCAGGTGGAGACTATTCTAAAGAAGAACTTAGAAAAGTTTATAACCAAAGAAGTTTAAAACCTAACAGTCTATATAACAAAAAGCATTTCGATGACATAATAAAGGCTGATAAGGATACTTTGACAACTTTATCGCATGACCCTAATCGAATGAAGGGTACTGACATGTTCTTTGCAGCTTATGACAAGTTGGATAAGCATCAATACAATGCTTTATTCAACAGAAAGGCTCCAAGAATGCAGTACGATAAAGATGGCAATGAAATTGGTACTGGAATGTTCTTGAAATACAGAATAAATCAAAATGCCAAATCAGACATTAAGGTTGCTTCTGAAGATTCTGGTGCAAATGTATTTAAGAATCTCTATAATAAAGATAGGGATTTTTATAACTTTGTGACGCAGAGAATGGCAAGCTTATATCCAAAAGATAAATACTTATTTAAAGGATATCGAGAGTCAATGGCTACAATAAAAGCTGTTGCAAATGGTAAAAAGCCAACAGAATCAGATGTAGCAAAGATGTACAGGTTATTTAACTACGTTCTTCCAAATGATGGTGGAGGCAATCAGAGAATAGCAAAAGATGTATTAACTCAGAGAACTAAATTCTTTAATGCTTTAAAGAAAGAAGGTTATGGAGCAGTTCTCGATACAAATGATGCTATTTACGGAGGTTTTAAAGCTAAAAAGCCAGTTATAGTATTTGACATGGATAATGTTATTTCAAATTCAATTAAACAAACTAAAATACTTGATAAAAGAGTTTCGCAATTAGCTCTCGCTGGAAGAAAGGCATTAGGTGGTATTGTATAATACTATTTTTATTAAGCTTACTAACTAGGCAGTTTTAAATTTGCCACGATTTTTAGAACTGCCTTTTATACTCTCTAAATTAAAATAGAAAGGAGACTTCAAAATGAGTAAGAAAGAAAAAGAAATCACAGAAGAGGTTGTTTCTGAAGAAGTTAAAGAAGAGAAACCTCAGGAAGCTAAAAAGTTGTTTTCTTCTCCTAAAAAAGAAGGCGGAACGAGATTAAGTTAAGGAGACCATTATGTCACAATACGGATATTTAATGCATCACGGCGTTAAAGGCATGCGTTGGGGTGTAAGGAATTATCAGAATCCTGATGGATCTTTGACAGCAGAAGGGAAGGCTCGTTACGGAACTGTAGAAAAGTATAACAAAGCAATGGCAACTCGCCAGAAGATTGGAAAAGTTGCTAAAGGCATTGGAATAGCTTCGGCAGCTAGTTTAGCAGCTGGTGCTGCAATTGGAGGCGGCATAGTAGCTTATCAGAATAGAGATAAGATTAGAAATGCTGCTTTAAAAGCTCCACAGAAAGCTTTAAATAGCGGAAATGTTGCAAAAGCATCCAAATTGGCAAGTCGTGTGTATAATAAAGAACAATTAGGAAAATTTGTTAGTAGAAATGCTGAAAAATTAGCAAATACTCCTAAGTCTTTAACATATGGACGAACTAGAAGAGCTTTTGATAAATTTGCAGAAAAAGCAAACGTTAATCCGTTCAAACCTGGTACTTCAGAATTTAGTAACTGGAAAGCTCCTAACTGGAAAGCAAAGGCAACTGGTCAAGCCCAAGCTGCAGATAAATTTTCTAAAACATTTTCTAATGTTGAAAAAGGCTTAAAGATAATTGGAGCCGGCACTGCTGCAATAGGCGTTGTTACTGGTGGAATTGCTGCTGTAAAAGGTATAGCTAATACTGCTAATAACATTTATGTAACTAAAGATCTTCCGGTTGTAAAAGAAGGTGCTAGGATTCTTAATGAAAAAGGATATTTAAAAGAAGATAGTCCTATTTATAAGTGGATTATTGAGAAGAAGTAAAGGAGTCTAATATGTCAGAGTACGGATATTTAATGCATCACGGCGTAAAAGGCATGCGTTGGGGTGTAAGGAATTATCAGAATGCCGACGGCTCCCTTACAGCAGAAGGAAGAGCCAGATATTACAATGCAGATGGTACAAGAACTAAAGCTGGCACAAGATATGAAGCTAAACAGTATGCTGCTCAAACTAAGGCTGCTTATAAAGAAGCTAGAGCAAAAGCATTTTCTTTTAAAAAGAATGGTATGGCTTATACTAAAGAAAATGGCTATAAAGCTTGGCGTTCTGAAATGAAAAATCTTAGAAACGATGTTAAAAACGCAAGAAGAGATGCATTTGTAGCTGGAAACAAGTTTAATACATCAAAATACAAATTAAAGTATAGAGATGCTGATGCAGCCACTAAAGTTAAAATGGCAAGGGTAAACAAAATAAAAACTGCTGTTACAGCATATGCAACTCAGCAAGCTGTTAAGATGCTCGTAAAAGATACAGTTAAAGCAGCTGTTGCTACTCATGCACAAAAAGGCCAGCAGGCTATGTCCGGTCCTCAAGTAGCTGCTTTATTTACAAAGAATATGGGCGTACAGCTTAATAACAGAGTTGAAAAGATTTCTAAAGCTATAGATACTGCAGCTAATATTGGTGGTTCTATTGGTAAAAGAGTTGGTGAAAATATGGCTTATAGAAAAGCTAATAGAGCTACAAAGAAGGGCTTCGGATCTTATAGGGAAGTTCCTTGGGGCTATTTGCCAGGAAAGTAGGTGATGGTATGACATACGGATATTTAATGCATCACGGTGTTAAAGGTATGAAATGGGGCGTAAGAAATTACCAGAATCCAGATGGATCTTTGACAGAAGCCGGCAAAAAGCGATATTACAATTCAGATGGTTCTTTAACTAAAAAAGGAATAAAAGAAATTCCTAATTCTAACTATTCTAGTAGACAGCAAATGCGTGATAAATCTATTTATGGAGAAAAAGGTGTTAGAAGAATAAATTCTCAATTAAATAAAGGAAACATGATTTCTGGAGCTAGAAGTTTAGAAGCAAAAAGAGTTGCTAAACAAGAAGCAACAAAAAAAGGAATCAAAAAAGCTATTAAAATTGGCGTTCCAATAGCTGCATCGGCTGTTGTTACTCATGCTATGCTTTATGTAAATAATCCAACGTATCGTAATTTGGTTGATACTGGTGTTGCTAAAGCTACAAGTGCTTTTAACAAAATGAAGTCACAAAGAATGATGAATAAAGACTTATCGAGTAATATTGGCTATGCTTTTAATAAAAAGACAGGCCGATATGAATGGCTTAATAACTAGCTTGTTATCTCCTACGTCACGACAGCCTCGGAGAGTCCCACTAAAACCTCTCTGAGGTTGTCCTACTTTCGTAAGGATTAACATATATTTTTAAAAGGAGATTAAAAATGACGCCGATTAAAGAACGTCTTAAGCATGCTTGGAATGCTTTTATGAACAAAGATCCTACTGAAAATTTTGCAACACAAGAGATAGGATATTCTTATTGGTATCGTCCTGAGCATTACATTATAAGCGGAAGGAACGAGCGAAACATTATTAATTCTATAATGTGTAGGATTGCGGTCGATTGTGCTTCTATCGATGTTCACCATGTTAGACTTGATGAAACAGAGCGTTTTAGTGAAGTTATTCAGTCGAATCTTGATGAATGTCTTACAACAGAAGCAAATGTAGATCAAACCGGTAGAGGAATCATTCAGGACATTGTTATGTCGATGCTTGATGAAGGCGTTGTTGCAGTTGTTCCTGTTGACATTGATGATGCGGATCCATTGAATAAAATGGAAGGTGCTTATGATATATTGTCAATGAGAACTGGAAAAATTATTGAATGGCGTCCTTCAAGTGTTAAAATAAAGCTTTACAATGAGCGAAAAGGAAAGAAGGAAGAAATATGGATGCCTAAAGGAATGGTAGCTATTATTGAAAACCCTTTCTATTCGATCATGAATGCTGATAACTCTACAGCAAAGCGTCTTTCTCGCAAGCTTTCTATTTTGGATTCTATTGACGAAAAACAGAATTCAAATAAGCTCAACATGATTATCCAGTTACCTTATTCCACTCGTTCAGAGATGAAAAAAGCTCAGGCTGAAGAACGAATTAAGAATCTTGAAGCACAACTTCAGGAGTCGCCTCATGGAATAGCATACTCGGATAATACTGAGAAAATTATACAATTGAATAGACCATTAGACAATAACATTATGGGCGAGGTTGAATACCTTACAAATCAGCTTTATCAACAGCTTACGATGACTCCAGGAATTCTGGATGGTACTGCTGATGAAAAGACAATGAATAACTATTATTCAAGAACTATTGAACCTATAATGAACGTTATTGTCGAAGAGATGCGTAGGAAGTTCCTATCGCAGACAGCAAGAACTAGAGGCCAATCTATAATGTACTTTAGAGATCCATTCAAGTTGGCACCTATTAGTTCTATCGCAGAATTAGCTGATAAGTTCACTAGAAATACAATTATGACTTCTAATGAAATCAGGCAAGCAATTGGTATGAAGCCGTCACAGGATCCCAGAGCTGATGAATTGAAGAATGCTAACATTTCGGAGTCAAAAGATCAAGAGCACATTGACATTAATGGGCAGGACATCGATCCACAGATTTATGGAGAGAATGGATATGGTGAGTATCAGTAACTCTATAGAAAGGAGCTAAAAATCAAAATGGGAGTAA